ATATCAAAGCGAATCGGGCTTGCAGGCAACCGCTGACGGCGGCTTCTGCCGCTGCTGCCCCGTCGGTCGTAGCACGGGCGTTGAAGGCATCCCACGCAAGTTCTGCGGGGGTCTTGCCCATCACCATTGAACGGGGGTAGCCGTAGCCGTAGCCGATGAACATTGCTTAGAGAAATGTATAACCGATGACGCTACCCACGCTCGGAGTGACCGCTGTAATCTTGCCGCCGTTCCTGCCGCTGATGACGATACCAGCGGACACGGACTTGCCGCTCATTGCGTAGGCCGTCAGCAGGTTCTCGCTGCCCGTACCCGTCAAGGTCGTAAAGGTTGCGGCCACATTGACCACAATGAAGTCGTAATTCTTGCCCGTGACGGCAGCGTCCACGAATTCCATCGTGCCGCCCTGTCCGAGCATTTGTTGTAAGATTGGGGTTGGCATTTTGTTTGGTTGCTTTAGGGTAAATGTAGGTTAGGTCGGAATTTCACAAATGGAATGACTATACGGAAGTTGGAACGACAAGGTCGCCACCCACCCCGCCGTGCGGTCGTCACGGCTCTCCACAAACCTCGTAAGCGATACGGAGGTACTTAGGGTCCACTCTTGCGTCGGGTCGTTTGTAAGGGCTGAAATGAAGTCCTGAGCGATTTGCAGTTGGTCGCTCAAAACCTCGTCTTCGTTATCCTGCCAACCGAGCGTCGGACTGCCCGAAACCACGCCACCCATCGTGGCAATGGATTCCACTCGGTCAGAAAAATAGACACCCACAGTAAGGTTAAGGCTACCCAAATCCGTACTCGCTGACTGAACATCCGCAAATACCAAAGGATAGACGATTCGCTCACGGCTTGGGGTTCGCAGGTTTATCGTGTTGTCGGTCCCGATTGCAAGCGGGTCCCCCGTTCCGAAGGAGTTTACTTGCGGGTGAGCATTTGCAAGAGCAAGGAGTGCTTGTTTTATTCGTATCCAAGACATAGGCTTGTAGTTTCAAAATGTTTTTAGAGTGTGCGCCCATGTTCAGCAGTTATTGCAGTAGGGGTCATAGGGCCAAGGGCGGTCAAGTCCAGCACCACGGCGCAGGGTGCGGGCATCCAATGCCATCCCCGTGTTGTAATTCGTTCCGTTCGGGTAGATGGTGTCCAAGGCCGATGGCGGGGAGTTGAACAAGGGGTAGTTGGCCTTCTGCTCCATCAAGTACCTGGTAATCCTTTCGGAGTACCACTCGGCATCGTTCTTCACTTTGTCCGTGAGGCGGGTGATTTCGTCCATGGACATTTGGGAAGATTCCTCGCTGGTTCTGCGGACCATTCCCTTGTTCATGTACTTGAACGCCAAGACCATGGGTAACTCGTAGTAGAGCCATTGCACCATGGCGGGTTGGATGTAGTCCTCCAAGAGCGTAGTGTTCAGGGCCGTGGTCGTACCGCTTACCACTTGGGTCACCATTTCAGAGTACAGGGCCGACCCAACGATAGGCTGAATCCGCATCTCCTGCACTTTGACGATGGTGGGCCGTATCTGCGTGAACGATACATTCTCGTTTATGACCGAGTTGTCCAGCAGGGTTTGTTCGCTGATAAAGAGTGCCTTCATGCTTTCGTGATTTTATTGCCTTTGCGGATGACGAGTTGCTGCTCCCAAATGTGTCTGCATTGAGGGCGATTCACTCCGCTTGCGGTATGATACCATCCACCACGGCGGTTCCATACGCTATATCCCATGATGTTGGAAATACCATTGATGTCGTCCCGTGTGTACACCTTGCCTTGGTCAGCGAGGTCCAGCATGACCTTGCAGAACTCACGGCTCGTCCTCTTATCCTTGTTACTGAATCCTGCCGCCCAAGAGTATTTGTAGCGGACCTCCAGCACGGGTTCATCCGTTGGCTTGGCTCCTTCCTTGGCGATTTGGTCCACGGCCCTTGCGATGGGGTAACGGTCTTTTGTGATTAGGTAAGCGACCCGCTTGGCGACTTTCGCCTTGCTGACCCCGAACTCCTTGGCCATTTCTTCCACGCTTGCGTCCCGATTCTTCTTGCGGTACTTTTCAATTTTCTCGTCAAGTTCTTTTTCTTCCTCGCCCAGTTCAGCGAAGGCTTGACGGACCTGGTCGTCTAAGTCGGTGTCAAACCGCATGGGCTTGGAGTGCATGACCACATACTCGTCGGAACTGCTCCCAAACTTGCTTGCGACCACCTCCAAGACCTTGAACTCTTCCTCGCCCCATCCGTAGTCCTCGGTGTCTTCTTCGCCCCACATAGGCTCGGAAAACGCCTGCTCCTGCACGCCAAGGAGGGTGTTCACTTCGTCGGGGGTTAGACCGAAACCAGCGGATAGCATCGTGCGGGCCATCTCCAAGGTGATTTTTTCTTGGGCGTAATGGCGGACGATTCGCATGAGGTTCTGATACTCACGGCCCGATAGTTTCTTGATGTTGTCGTTGCCCATGACCACGGGCGTTTGCGGTTGCTCGTCGGGTTGGGGATTGGGTCCGACCACATCGGCGGGTTGCTTTTCCAACGCAGGGAGGCCCGCTTTCTCACGGAGTTCTTCGGGGGTCATTATTTGCAGCAGGGCTTGCTCGGATAGTCGCTCCGTGATGGGTTCCACGGGGATAAGTTCCATTCCTTCCACGCCATTGAACGAACCCAAATAGTTAATCATGCGCTCCACCTTGCGGACACGGTCATTGACATAGGTAGCCTTAAATAGTTCGTAAGCCTCCACCAGTTCCTGCCTGCCTCCCAGTTGGCCTTCGGTCTTCACTCCGAATAGCATCGGGTTTACGACCCTGTGGCTGATAAATATTTCCGACTGGATGGCCTTGTTCAAAATCTCAAACTGCTTATCCATGTCCGATGGAGTGAGCGGTTCAAGCGTCGGGGCCTTTGAAACATCGTCGTTGAAGGTCACAACAAAGCGTCCTGCATTGTCGGTCCCGCTGAACTTGCGCTTGATTTGACGCTCAATGTCGCCCTGCTCTTCGGGGGTCGGGATTCCGTTGTTGAAGTTTATGAGATACCCACCCCAAAAGTTGTTGCGCAGGTTGTTGTTGTGGAAGTTCGCCACCTGCACATCCGCTTCAATCCACGCCAAGCCCCCCATGTATTCGGGGAGGGGATAGGACTTCACGCCTGCTGCATAGACCCTGTAATAGAACAACTGCTTACCGATTCGGTTGTCAGCATCAAAGGCGGGGATTTTCTCTACATCGCCGATTTTGGGGTAGAGTTGGACCATTGCGTCGTCGTACCAATCGGCCACCTGGAACATCCGCTCGTCCTTGTCCACTCGGATTTTTTCAAAGGGAATGTGTTCCATCTTGGCGATGGTTCCCATTTTGTTCCATGTCACCGCAACCGCAAACCCGTTGAATAGTTCCAAGTCAAGGACGAGTTTCTCGGTGATGTCGTTGAGGTCGTCATGCTCGGATAGGCCGTCAAAGAACTTGGCGTACCTTGCCTGCTGCTCAACCGTCATCTTTTCCCCTGGCTGCCATCCACCGCCGACGATGTAGTTCACTTTGCCGTTCACAATAGCGTTGTGCTTTGAACTGCGGCGGTAGTTGTCAAGGAGATAATAGGGGTACTCGTTGAACGCCCCGTAGGTAATGTATTTGCCCGCCTTGTTCTCCAACATGACGGGGACCTTGTGTTCAATACCCAACCATTGGGTGAACGATTGCTTTATGCTGCTCATAGGGTATGGACGGTGAAGTTGAGGGCCGAAATCGTGATAGCACCGCCATCGTTCACGGCGTTGATGTAGATGGTGAACTCGTCGTTCAGCGCACCTTGCAGAACGGCTTCAATCGTAACCGCATGGCCGTTGTTGTGGCCCGTGGTAATGTCGGTCATGGACTGCGGAATGATGGTTCCGTTCTTGGCGATGTATATGATGATTTGGTTGCCGTTCCCCTGCGAGAATACCATGCTTGCCGATACCCGCAAGGCAGCACTCGTCGTCCCTGTGTAGGTGATGGCGGTGGTTGTGCGGGTAAAGTTGTAGGTCGTCAGCAGGCCCGACTTCAGCGGGGTTGTTAACTTGACGGCCTGACCTTGGGTCGGGGTGAAGTTCTTGGATTCGTCAAGGTAAAGGTTCGCCACGCCCCGCTCTCGGTCAAGGGTTGCGGTATCGGCGAGGTCGTCGAATAGTCCACCCACACGGGCGGCGGTGTTCGCTCCTGCGGCGGTTTCGGATGTGATGGTGGCAGCAGATGCTACCAACTGACTGCGGGTTTGTACGCTCATGCGAAAGAGGGGTCAAAGGTTTGGTCAAAGACACCCTCGTCGGACGAACCGAAGACGGTGTACTGGATGGAATTGGCGAAGGTGTTGAAGGTGAGGGAAACTACCTGTACATACGCCAAGCCCGTTTCAACCACCGCAACGGCTGCACCAACCGTGGAATAGGTATCGTAAACCTCATACTTATACGACCCCGTTTCAAGAGAGCCGACAACGATGGAAAACTTGTCATAGCGGTTCGTGTAGGAAGAAAGGTTGGCCGTCTTGAGGATTGTGAAGTCGGTCGTGGCGTTCTTGGCGATGTTGGTCAGCCGCAGGATGTAACGGTCGCCCGTGCTTGCCCGCTGCGTCCAAGTGACGACGATGGTGTTGGTAGAATTGGGAGATAGGTAAATCACGCTATCCTTAAATGTAGGATGCGCCCGAATTTCACAATTTGCGCCCGATACTGCGGTAGAGTTCGGCCCTCCGCACGGCGGTCTTGCTGATGTCAAAGCGTTCACGGACATCCTTGCTCAACTGCATGGCCAAGGAGCGAGCGTAGTCGGGTTCGTTCACAAACTTCCTCACGGCCTTGTACCAAGCGTCTTTCTTCCCGTAGGGGATGACCAAACCGTTATGGCCGTGGACGATTATATCGGTGTAGGGGATGGTTTCGGATGCAATTATAGCCTTGCCCATCCATCCCGCTTCCACCACTTTCAGTTCGCTTTTCAGCCTGTTGAACTTGGTATCTCGCAAGGGTGCGATGGTGGCGTTGATGAAGTTGTACCCGCCCACATAGGAGTAGATGTCAGCCGCTTGGATGCGGCCGTAATTCTTGTTCAGCCCACGGCAGGACAGCATCCGCTCGTAGTCATCGTAGACGGGGTTGCCGTCGTTCCACCCGCCTAGGTAGATTTTGTATCTCCCGTCCAGCGACTTGTCGTGGGCCAGCAGGGAAAACGAATGTTCCACCAAAGCAATGTCCTCTTGGTGTTGCGCCCCGCCAAACCAACCAATCTTAAACAGGTGCGGTTCGGGTTCGGCGTTCGTGTCGGGGAGGTATTGCTGGTAAGCCTCGTAGGGTTCGTTGGGTAGGATGGTAACGGCCTTGTTGAGCAGGCGTATCTTCTGCGCCAAGTGTTCGGTGGTCGTGGTCACATGGTCGGCCAAGCGGATATGCTCACGGATTTGCTCATCCAACTTGGTGGACAAATAGTGTCGGTACATGATGTGCCCGCTTTCCAAAACCCAGTAGTCGTCCAAGTCCAAGATAACCTTCGCCCCAAAGGCCGTCAGAGCCTCGTAAACCTTCCGAATTTGGTCCAGCGTACCTTGACACCACAAGCGATTAAATAACCACACATCGACCGTCTTTAGGTCCTCGTCCTTGACATTGCCGATATTATCGACACACACATAATCGAACTCGGTGTAGTTGTCGCCCAAGTAGGCGTTGGGCATCTCCAGTCGGTAAAAAGAACACCCCGTCGGGTGGGCGTTGTAAACGATGCAAATTCTCATGCCCAAAGGTACAAAAAAAAGGGCCACCCCTTGCGAGATGGCCCAGACCACTAAACCATGCGGGGTATGAGGCCCGCAGGTCAAAGATACGCTACGACCCGCTGATTTGTGCGGTCGCTACCGTGAATTGAGATACCAAAACATTCAGCATCGGATTCGGCTCCATGCCCGATAGGGTCAACTCGTAGCCGCTCCTGTCGCCAAATGCAGTACCAGTCCCAGCAGTTCCAGCAGACACCTCCAAGCCATTGGCCGCACCGAGGAGCCAGTAGCGGTCGTTGTTGTCAAGGACGATTGCGTACACCCGATTTTGGGCCAACAGGCGCAACTCATTTCGGACGGTCGTCTGCAACTTGTTGATGGTGAAGGTCAGTTCGGGAGTGTAGAAAAGCGTTCCATTCTCAACCGATGCATTCAGCGTTTCGGTCATGGATGAAGTCGCTTTGGTCAAGTCGTATTCAAACCAAGTACCTGCAAGGGTTCCCGACACGGAGCCAGTCGTATTGGCGACCGTTCCCGTTGGGTTGAAGGCTTGGACAAAAATAGTTTTGATACCGCCAACGCTGTTGCGGCATCCGAGGGCGTAGCCCGTAGTTAGGGAGCAAGACATAGTGTATTTTTAGAGGGTTATGTTATACTAAAAAAGCGGGGGGAAGTTTCCCTCCCCCCTTACACTTAGGCCAATCTCCAGTCAACAACGAGGTCTGGATACGCTATGTTCACTCCAATTTTTAGGGCACACTGAAAGCGTATTTCGTCGTTATCGATTGAGGGCCAGATGGAAAACTGCTCCTCGTCGGACAAAAGGTCGGTTCCGTAGAAGAAGTTACCTAAGTAACTGCAAACCAAGCGGTTATACCCAAGCAAACCTGGGACGGCAACTACACGGACATTGGTACCAGGGTAGATGATGTCACCATCGGCCAACCCTTGGAGGTCAACTTGGTTGTACATGACGCTGGCGGTTGACTTGAACGCTCCAATCAAGGTGCGGAAAGTGTCCCAACCGCAGAAGATAACCAAATCATTCTTGGTGAGGATGGCCTGCGGGATGCGGGTGTAGATGTTGTCAAAGATGCTGATAACATTGTTTGTGGTGATACCAACCGAGGCAGACACGGCAGCGGTGTTCCCCGATACGGTTGAACCCGACGCAGCGTTGAGGATAGTCAGCAAACCTGTGACCAAGGTAGAACCTGACCAAATGGCGTTCTCCAAAGCCTCGGCGATGCGGAGGGCTTTCTGCTCGGCGAATGCTTGCTCGAATGGCACGCCGTCGTAAGTTGAACCAGCGGTCAACTGGGACTGCATCCAGTACTGCTCAAGTGAGCGAGGGCAAAGAGCCTCTTGGATTTTCAAGGGAGCAACGGTGATGGTACGCTGCGTGAAGGTTGTGTTTCCTGATGCAGCACCTGCGACATTCCATCCGCAAGCCGTTCCTGATTGGAAGGCAGCATCGGTGTCCATGAGGTTGAGGGTAGCA